CTTCACCAGTTAAATGATTTACCCACACTTCTTCGGTAACCATCTCACCTTCATCGCCGCCTTCTTTGGCTACCTGTCGAGTGCCTTTTCTGATGAGCATTTGAGAGCCCAAGTCTACTAAACCATTATCTCCGACAGGGAAGTAAGCTATGGGATCTTTAGCAGCCTCAGCCTTTTTCACAGCTGCTCTATTGAATTTAAATGCCATCTCAGTGAGCTGCTCGACATAACCATCAAGATCGTCTGCAGGAATGCTTTTATTATTCTGCAAAGTAAGTATAGCGGCCTCTGCTTTATTTGCATCTGTAATACGGTTTTCTTCCGTAAACTCTGCAAAATCGAATACGTCCAGCGTTTTCACAAACTCTTGCACTTGGGCAAGAGCTTTATTCTTTTCTACTTCCCCAATGGTATTATCAGCCTCAATCGTTGCAATCAGCCTGTCTGCATCATCCGGAGTTTTAATGTCTTTAAAATTGAGAGGAAACCCAGCTGGTTTCATTGGTTCCAGCGTGACCACGTTTTCTTGATAGCCGCCTTCAGTGCCCTCGAAGGGCTGAGATTTATCCCCAGCAGCCCATTCTTTAAACGCTTGGCTGTTGCTAATATTATCAATGGTTTTGTCTGCTGTTCCTGTATCGATCTCTGCAATAAGCTTATCGACATCTTCATCTGAGGTCAGGTAATTGCCCTCATTATCTTGCCTGTCTAAAAACTCCCAAGTTTTTCTCAGGATTCTACGCTCGAGGCGTTTAATTGTTTTTGGTGTCGCCCCGGGTGTGCCCCGGACCCCTGCAAGCCTGTCTTGCGCGTAGGCTATAAATAATTTATCCTGAGTTTTTTCATCAAATACGGTACTCTTAGTAAAGCCTAATCTATTAAAAAGCTTATCCTTACCATTACTGTCTGTACCAAGAAAACTACGCAGCGTACTGCCTACAAATTGGTATTTACCAACGGGAGTACTCGCCAAACCCATTGCAAAAGCTTCCGTATCCGGGGGCATATTATTCTTAGACCAATTAAAATAATCTCCATTTCTTTCAACAAGCTTTAGAATTTCTGGCATGGTCATCTCAGACACAGGTTTGTCTGTCTTAAAGAAAGTTTTCTTACCGTCTTTTTGACCAATCAGGGTTGCATCGATGTCCCCGGCAGATTCACCTTGGACAAGTCTATCCATTTCGGGCATGTCGGAACGCGGGATATTTGGTATAACTGGGCCAGCAAACTCTTCAACATTTCTAGAAATGCGGTTTTGTTCTACCCCTGTCTGATAGTTTGTTTCAACTTTTGTGGCGTCCCCTTTAAACGTCACTAGCTGATTAAACATATAGTTGATCGTACCGGCATCCCCCTCAAAACCTACGTTCCGGGCAATCTGTTGGGCCTGTTTAAGGTAAAGGGCGTTCTCTTCTTCTTGCTCCTCGCGCTTCAGTTTTAAACGAGTTTTTTCTTCTTTCTCGTCTTTTTTCGCCGCTGCGTCTGCCTTGAGCTTAGCGTCCTGTTTTTTACTCATCATCGGCGCATACACAGAGGCAAAGCCCTCCATGAAGCTGCCAAATTTGTCAGGCTTCTGAGCGTAATTAATTCTACCGCTGGCTACTCCAGCCTGTACATCACGCCATCCCATCGGCCATCTCCTCTTCAACAGGCTCCTCATCCATGCCGAGCATGGATTGTTGTTCGTCTTCAGATGCTACTAAGGGCTCTTCTGGCATTGCCATGAGACCGCCTTCTGGCGGTTCCTCAATCGTCTGCTCAACAGCTTCTGGCGCTGGTGTTGCGTCTTCAGCGTCCACTAGGCCAAGTGCCATTTTTAATGATGTTGGAGTGATCGACACACGGTCTTTATCACTAGCACCCATCTCGTAGGTTTTTCCCTCAGACTTAGCCATAATTTCAATATATCGAGCCACAGGCCCCGCCATGAGTATGGCGAGGTCAATGGGAATCTTACCCCGGCTGATGCCCTGCAGCATTAGGCTAGCAGTTATAACTGTGATTGGTGTCTCTAGATCTATCAGAGACATAATAAGGTCAGTCTCCCGGGGCTCATCCATCTTAGTAATAAAGTACTCAACGCCTTCATCGTACTCCACAATGTCCGGGGGCCTATGCCAGCCGTAATTGCGGGTGTCTGTTGTATAGTTGGCTCCGGGGATTGGGCTACTGAGCTTCTGCATCAAGCATCTCCTGTTCAGTTGGATCAGCAGCCTCTGGCTCTGCCATCATCGCCTCTTCAAGCTTGTCCATATACTCGGGCGTATACATCAACCCTTCTTCAGACATCTCTGCAATGTTGCGGGGCACCTTGCCTTCTATAAACCCTTTGATGGATTTTTTAATGGCGTCTTCAAACTTCATTTTTACGCTCCGCTATTAATTGCGCTTGCTGTCTAATTATCTCGCGTTGCCGCTCTAGTTCTCTGAACTGGCGGTCAACAGCACTTTGCTGGGGAAAGGGTATTACTGTGTCTGAGCTCACTTAGGCAGCGCTCTGTAATTTACCAGCAAGTATCCCTGTGGGCCTTGCACTACTGCATCTGGGTGGGTTTTCTGGACCTCTTGGGCCATCACGCCGAAGGTGGGCCCGGTGTTTAAACCCACGCGCTTAGCTTCAGCGTTCCAATCCCAAGTATAGTACCTGATACCGTCCACAGTTTCTAAGTGCTCGATGTTTTCTTTAAGACGCATATCACTAGCAATTATTGCAGCCGTTATTTTCCCAAAGGCTCCCCACTTACCATCTGAGCTGCTTCCGCTGCCAGCTTGAGCTCTGATTTGAGCAGCTAAAATTTCAGCGTCTCTGTTTGCCTCATTGTCAGCGCCTTTGAAGATGTAGTCCAAAAGATTATCTACGCTGTCCCACAGCCTGTTTTGCGCCTCTGTAGAGATATCGAGAGCGTTCTTAACGTCTTGCCCGACAGCCTCGAACATCATAGCTGTGTCAGTAGTCTCGACTGTTTGTCTCCATTTGGCATTTGCGACATCGATGTTGTACTGCATTTCGCTGTAAAAACGGTCTCGGCTATCTGACATTTCAGCATTAAACTGACCAACAGTATTAGTTTCCCCAGCGTTAAACTTAGCTAAAGTATTCATTTCTGTGGAGTTGTGCCGAGCGATTGCTGAGTTTAGCTCATCATAGAACTTGGCCATCTCGTTTCGGCTTTCTGCCGTAAATAACCGTTGGCTGTTCATAACCTTTTGATCTTCAAAAAGAGCTTGTACGACTGCCTGTTTATTAACAACCTCGGCTTGCTGCTCATTGGTCAGGTTTTTTAAATCCATCTCCAAAAAAGCTTTAGCGTTTGTGACCGCCGCTGTCTCTCGAGCGTTAAGATTTCCCAGCTCAAAATTAGCTAGGATCTTTGCTTTGTTAATGATGCCTTCTTGGCGATTGTCGAGGTTCTTTGTGGTTATTGTTTGGAAGAAAGCAGCCTCTTTATCAGCCACGCCCAAGGTTGCTTCCATCACAGCATTTGCATAGGCAGCGGTTGCCGCTGTCCCAGTAATGCCACTAAAAGCAATAGTCTTCTCGGTCTCTCTGACCATTGCTTGTGCCCAAGGCGGTATTTTTGGATTACCGTTGCTGTCCTTAAACTCAGCAGAAATAATATCCATCTGCCCTAGAATAGTTGCTTTGTGGTCGGTGTAACCGCCCTCACCAAGCTTTTCAGCTAGCAGCTTACCAGCTGGCGTGGATGTATCGATAATTGTGGAGATGTTTTGGGTGGCAAAATCATTCAGAGAGTTACCCAGTACGCCTGTGCCTTCGGCCTCTGCCGCTACATCAATCTCAATATCGCTAGTATTAACAAGATTATCGTCATCGATGGTTCCTGTCTCAGCATTTACCTTAGTGCTTGCATCTAATTTCCCTGTAACTGTTGACCCTGTGTAAGTTTGCGCCCCTGGATTCGTAACTCCAGAAACAGCGTTCACATCATCAACCGTAGCTGTGGTCAGGGTAGGATCGGTGCCGAGGTCATATCGTGTGTCGTATGGGTTTAGATTTGTGCCAGTGGCATTCGGATCCATAGACGGGATTAGATCGGTAATGGTCATACCCCGAGTGGATAAAAAGCCATTTGGATCTGCGACAATGGCTTCCATGTCCTCTTGGGATTTCACAAGTCCAGCGGTTTCAGCCATCTTGAGAATGTCTGCAGCGCTGACGTTACCGGGGGATCTGGTTAAGACAGGAGCTGCAGGGGCTGGGGCACTTACGAGCCCAGCTGCAGGACCATCATCTCCACCAGTATTTAAGCCGTATACTAGCTCCCCCTTTTCGTTCATTGAACGACCACTGTGGTAATCCGCCCACCCAGAAGCCCCCTGTTCTTTAGCTTTTTCTAGATTACTATTTTGCCAATTACTAAAGTCTTCCTTGGCTTTACTTACAGCAGCCCCAACTCTATCCCCAATGCTTTGTTTTTCTGTATTCGTGTCAGCGTTAGACATCAGAGCTTCTCCCTTTCGCTCGCACAGACAGCGAGCTCATCGCGCAGCGCTATATAATCCCCTACCGCCGTGAGCACGTAAGTGCTCTGGCGCGGTAGGCTATCGAGCTCAGTTGAAAGCCCTGTATTAAATTCATCGGAGTAGACAACAACAGCTGGGCAATACGCCTCTAGCTGCGTTCTATAGACCGTTCCGCACCCGATTAATGATACCATCACGGGTACTAAGAGCAGGATCTTTTTCATGATCAGCCATCGCCTTATAAAAATCAGTTTTTTTGTTTGCGGCCTGTAGATCGTCCTTAAGGACTTTCTGCTTTTCTTTGTTCGCCCCAGCCAAACGGCCCATCACGTAAATGATCGGTAGAGCAGCGGCCAAAGCTGCAATTATGTACATCTTAATCTTACCGAATATAAACATCAGTGAACCCCGTCTGAGTGGTCCTTAAATCGTGCGTATGCGGCGAGGCCTATGCCGCCTATGGCGCAGACTAAGAACAGTACTTTGAGGCTGTCTGCATATGGCAATAAGCCCTGCAGCTGGCCTGAGATCTCGTTCATCGCAGTGGCAGCTCCAGCAATACCTGCGCCAGCCATTGTCTTAGATTTAGCCAAAGATTTAGGTGCAGCTGCAGATACCTTCTGAGGCATTTCTGATCCGCCCTCATCGGAGGGCAAAGCAGCATCTGAGGAGAACAAGGAAGCCTCTGCAGAACGCCTACGGGTAAGCCCATTTAACGGAGTAAGCTTGCCATCTACCCTAGCTTTGTTCCATCGCATTAGCTGCTCTGGTACTTCGTCGTATAGCCCCTTGTTTAGTTTTTTAAGGAGCGTTGAGCTTTTGAAAGCCCCGGCTCCGAGGTTAAAAACGAAAGATGTGAGAGCGTCATATTGGTATTGAGATAGGGGAACATTAACGAGGCGTTTAACAGCTTTGCCGTGCTCATTAAGATCTTCTATAAGCCGCTGCTCGCAGTACTCTTTAGTCCATTTAGTTCCAGATCTGACGCCTCTAGTGGCCCCAAATCCGCATGTGTATTTTCCTGCAGGGCAGCGGTAACTCGAAACCATGCCATCGGGCTGCACTCGGTGCAGACCCTCAAACTTTTTAACTAAATTGATGCCTTGAGCTGATATCGATTGTGGGTGCATGTTTATCCTGTTGATAGGTAAGGGGCAGCAAAGCCTGTACTCGCAGTGTTGTTTTTATTTAACTGTTCGAGAACGCTTAATGACTGCGCGATATTGATACTCTGGTTACCAATTGGTTGACCCAGATTGTTGAATGAGGTCAGGACCAAATTACCTTGTTGGTCTATCGCTCGATTTACCCTATTCCCTGCCCCATCGACAGATGAGGGAATTAAGTTCCCTGAGTTGTCGAAGCTTGTAGTCAGATTAGCGAAGTTCTGCCGTGTCCCAGCATCAACTCCACCATTATTAGCGACCTGCATAGCCAAGTCTTTAGCTTGATTGATCTGTACAGCCTGTACTCGGCGAGCTGTTTCCGCTGCCTGTACGTTAGCCATGTCGGCTTGCTGACCTATGTCAGTACGCAAGGCCAAATTAGCATTA